CCTAGAAAATACTCGTTGAACCTGATCAGGTCCTTCACAATACGCAAGGAAACTCGGTCACTAGCCTCAGAAAGGTCTAGTGTCGAAAGAGAACGGTCTGTAGAAGCCCGTTCAGCCAACTTTCGATTCCGAGTCTGGTCAAGCCACCCGATAAAAGGGTGGTTTCCCAGATACCTCTCCATAATTGTCAGTATCCCCTGTTGCACCTTCTGAAGGTGCGCAGGTTCTGCTGCAATTAGTCGAGGTTTTTCCATCGTTTTAGGGACTGGAATCACCCGAGAGGGTGGTTCTTGTCCCGGGGAGTGGAGCGGAAAGTCATTCAAGAGTTCAAAAAAACTGAACCCAGGGATGACATAGTCCTCAACTGGAAAGAAACGGTCAAGCCGTTCAGTCCAAGTGAGATCGCTGTACTTACCATTGCTGGTAAGCTTGTCAGCGACCGCTCCAGGTCCATGCTTCGGTAAGATATCTGCCATAACATCAGCAGAAATCTGTCCGATAACACGACCCCAGAGAACATGGCTAACATCACGGAACTGATCAAAATCCCGTAATGTGGCTCTAGCCGATGTTATCTGCTCATCAGTCAGCTTGTATTGCAAGTAGGCCTCCTGGATCTTCGCATCACTGCAAAGCTCCTTGAGTTTTCCGTGAAATCCGGAGATCTGACGGATGGCCCTAATTGCTTTCCAATCTGGCTGCTCAAGAAGAGTGCCATCAGTATCAAAGATTCGATTGAATAGATCGCCCAAGAAAGCAGGCCTTCTATCTTTCAGGCGACCCCCCCTCCGTGAAAAACCGGAGAATGAATCGTCTGCAATCGAACCAGATTCTATGGACCTCTCGAGGTCCTTTCCGAATCTGGGAAGAGATATGGTCAAAAACTCCATACCTCTCTCTTGATACCTGGACTTGACTGTCGCCAAGTCCCGATGGGCACTGATTCCCTGCTGCGCCAACTGATCGTCGATCAGTGCGCAGTGGAGATCAAACTGGCTTTTCAACATGGGTCCCCTTTCAAAGGGCTCGGTGTTCCAGTTGTGATCTATTCTGTTCTGTCCCTATACTGTAGGGCGTCGACTTGCAAAAATCGACACCCCCACTATAGCGATCGTGCCAAGGCCGCCTGCAAGCAGGCAAACAATGGCGAGGAAGGCAACCTGAAGGATGTCTCCCATACGATCAGTTCTCTCCAGCAATAACCTTGATGAGGTTAGCGTTGGTGCTGGCGGTAAGCCAGGTGAGCAGAGCGACCGCAAGGTCTTTCTGCTCAGCAGCAGAGAACCCCGTTGGCGGAACGTCGATGTTAAGTCGAACAGTTCCGGAGACCAACACGTTTGTCGTAGAGACAAGCGGGTCGGTCACGATCTTCGAGAAGTCAATACGCGCCTCACGGCGGGTACGCTTCCCGTAGTTCGTCTGTACCGAGAGAATAGTCTTCGCATCATAGTTGGTAAACTTACCAACATTTGACCCCGTATTGGTACGGGGAAGCGAGACTGCTCCAGGAACAGTTCCAATGGTAACGGACTGAGGATCAGAAAATGCCACAATCTCTCCTTTTCAATTGAAGGGAGCCGGATCAGCAAGGTGCTGCCGTCTTCCCAGTTTTCAGTTGGATTTGTCAGAGGGGCGTGTGAGGGAGTTATTCCTCACCTTCCCATGACGGATTTTCGCGGACGGGGTGAATCCCTATCTGCCTCGGCTCATGCCGAGGGCCGCGAGAATGGAGAGCTGGAACGGGTCTAACCCGCCCCAGCTAACACTGAACCCTACAGGCGATGCCTGCTCGCGTATCTTCTCGATCGACTTAAAACCCTGACTAATGTGAGTGCTGTCATAGACAACGACTCCATTAGATTTGGATGGCAAGTCGACGGAAATTGACCCTGTGGATTCAACCACAAAGGTCAGGTACGCATATTCGAGCAGGACATTCGACCAGTCTAGCAACGAGAGATTCGATGCTATGGACCCTAAGTTGGATCCCCAGTCGAGAAGCCATGTCCAAGGTGTGAGTTCCCAGAGAACGGCAGGAGTTACCTCCAAGCCGAGCGTTTCTGTTGCTCGTTCGAGAAAACCACGTTCCTTGCTGTTAGGCAAGGCACCGTTGTGATATCGAGCCGAGAAACGGAAGTCCGCTTTAATTCTCGTTGAACGGGACCAACGACCCCCCACAATCTGTGGAGGGGCTAACTGCGGTACACCTCCAGTCGTATAACGACTGAAGAAAGGTACCGAAGTGTTGGTTGGGTCAAGAGGACTAGCAAAAGCAACCACACGACTATTCGTCGTGTCTGCAATGCGAGCCCAAGTGCCCAAATCACCACCTCTCGTCCTTCTGTAATCATCGCCACCCATCAATAGCATGTGGAGCTTCATCAGCACCTCAATGGTATTGCGGATGTCTTGAAACAGAGGGACCCAACCGAACTGGACATTGAGCCAGTCCGAACCTGCAG